AAAGACTCGATCGTCGGAAGTAATATAAACCGGTCAACGATTAACATGGAGATAATTTATAAGCAGCGCCCCGGTTATGGAACCGAACCATTTAAGCCGGCTCAAATTAAACATTTAATCTCTGACTATGTCGGAGGTTTAAAAAGAGAGATGCCCGACTATCTGCCCGATGACATGGAAAACTATTTTTTCTCAATCCTAAAAGATCAGAACATTAAAACACTTGGCCAGTTACAGCAAAAATTTGCATCCATAACCGCGAGCCTCGGAATCCCTAACAACCCCCTAAGTGTAACCCTTCAAAACTTAGTCAATAACGCTTATTATTCAAGCGGGTCAAAAATAAGTCAGCTAGAAAAATTATTTATTGTTGACGATATAGGCAATATCGTTTTTGCGGCTGCCGGGAGTCAAAACCGAGTCTCTATCCCCTCGAATATTTGGGGTAAGGTTCAAGGGAAAATTTTAATCCATAACCACCCAGACAATACAAGCTTTTCGCTCCAAGACTTAATCACCGGGGCAAAGCTTAACGTCAACGAGTTAAAACTATACGCAAAAGATAATGAATATACTATCAATAAACCCAAAAAAGGCGGCTGGTTTTTTAAAAAAAGCGGGATTGAAAAACTTTATAATCAGGCCAACGATGACGTTAGAGACGAGATTAAAAATGACCCATTTTTCTATAAAAACGATGAGGCGGCTTATGATGCAGTTATTGCAAAATTTGCTGATTATGCCGGCTGGCCATATTCAAAAAGTAAAAGAAAAAAATGAAATTTATAAAACTAGATAGCGAAAAAACGATCAAAGACTATAAAAAACCATTGACCTTTTTAAGCAAAAAGCACAAAGGCAAAGATTTATCTATCCCGATCAACCCGTCCAGAAAATCACAAAAAGCGAAAATTGATAATTTTGTAAAAGATAGTGAGTTATACAAATATCAACAGCTAAAAGACGCGTTCGAGAAAGCTGATATTAGAAGAGTTAAAGCTATAAGAAAAAAGTTTTTTGCTAAAGATAAAAAGATGCAATATTATATCGATAGACTTCTAAGCCATACTTGAGTCAAACAAAAAACCACCTTGGAGAACGGTGGTTTTTTGCAAGAATGAAAAAACAAAATCTACCTCGAAAGGCATTTTTATATTACAATATTTGACAAACAAAATCAACTAAGACTAAAATAGTATTAGAAACCGTCAGCGGTGACGATAAAAGCCGACATTAGAATTAAACTAAATACAAATGGAAAAAGCACAAAACGCTAATGAATCCAATCAAAGCTCTAATGAGTCTAAAGATCAAGTCGGTAACGATCAAACCGGCGAACAAAAACCAGAAACCTCCGAAGAAAAAAACGAGGTCGAAGGTAAAAAAGACTCAAAAGAAATGATCCCTAAAGAAAGTTATGAAGTAGTCGCTCAAAAATATCGAAAAATGAAAAGCGAATTTGACAAGCTTAAAGGCGAAAGAGAAAAAGCCGAAGAAAACAAGCTTAAAGAAAGTAAGAAATTTGAGGAACTTTATAATAAAAAGGATCAAGAGCTTAACGAGCTTAAAAGCCAGTACGAAAAGGATAAAAAAGCGAGTGCGATCAAAATGGTTTCCCTAAACAACAAAGCTAAAGACCCTGAGTTGGTCCAAAAGCTAATTAATCTTGATCAAATAGAACTTGATGAGGACGGCAACGTCAACCAAGACGCGGTCGAGGAAATGATTAAGGGAATCCAAAAGGAAAAACCGTTTTTATTTGGTGAGGCGGACCAATCAAGCCCAACTGACAATTTAGGCAGCTCGGGCGGTGCCAATGAAGGAGGTGGAACCGGCGGAGTGGTGACCACCATGAAGAGGAGCGAACTGCCTATTGATCACAACGAATGGAAAAGACAAAAAATCACAGAAAGGCGAGAACGTGGGGAGTTAACAATTATTGACGACATAACTCCCGAACGTTAGCCTAAATATTAAAATCAAAACAAATGGCTATAAATGTAATTAATAATACTAAGGCCGATCCTTGGATTCCCGAGGACATCGCACAGCGAGCTTTAGGTAAATTAGAGGATAATCTATATTTAGCTCAAAATGTAGCTAGAGATACCGAGTTTAACGTCCAAAATCAAGGTGATAAAATCATTGTTGGTAAAAGGGGAACTTTAAGCCGAAACGCTAAAACGGCCGGTTCTTCTGTAACCTTCCAGAATCCAACGGCTTCCAAAGTCGAGGTTAGCCTTGACCAGCATTACGAAGTAACGGTTAATTATGACGACATCATGAAAACCCAAGTCGATGGCCGAGTTTCTATCGATGATGGTTACATGGAAGACGCTATTTTAACCTTAGCCGAAGGTGTTGAAACCGACCTTGCTGGCCTTGCGACTGGATTTAGTCAAACGTCAGGCTCTCAAGGGGTCGACGTTGACGAGGACGCCGTTTTAAGTTTAAGAAAAACCTTGACCCAGCAAAAAGCTCCACGATCAAACCGATTCTTATACTTAGACCCCGCCCAAATCAATGTCGCTTTGAAACTTGATCGTTTCACTGCCGTTGAGAAGTATGGACCTAACGCATCTATTGCCGAGGGTGAGCTTGGAAAAATCCACGGTTTTAGAGTTTTCGAAAGTAACTTTGTTAAAGCCGCCGGAAGTCCAACGACTTATTACAACATCGCAATGCATAAAGACGCGATAATTTTGGCGACTAGACCGATCAAACCGCCTAATGATCCTTATGTGTCAGTAGGATATGCGGCTAAAGACGGCTTAGTCATGAGAGTGTTAAAGGCTTGGAACTCTACTTATTTATGTGACCAGGTCACGATTGATATGCTTTACGGTTACAGTGAGTTAAGAGATGAGTTTGGAGTACAGCTATTAACTTAGTCAGACTTGATAAAAAATCGGAAAAATTATAAAATAACGAGGTGTGAAAGCCTCGTTATTTTTATATAAAAATTTAAAAAATAAATAATGAAAAAACATTTAATTGATCCGGAGGGGAAGCCCATCGTTTGCGATATGAGTTTTTCTCAGTTTGCAAAGTATAAAAGAAAAGGTTACCGTCAAATGACGGCGACCGAGAGAATAAACTACTTAAATAAACAAGAAAAAGAAAAAGTTAAAGCCTTGAAAGATGTTAGCATGCTGGACGTTTACGCCATTTACCCGGACGCCACCCATGCCGACGGTTACGGATCAACCTCTCAAGTCCTTAAAAGAGAACTTCAAAAACATGGCGTTTTTTTAAATGAAACTTTTAACAATCAAAAGGTCGGGTTAGTTTACAATTATCCTTATGCGGTAGAGAGACTAAAAACCCCTTATAAAGTTATTTTTACCATGTTTGAAAGTAGCAAAATGCCGAATGAATGGGAACGGTATTTTAAAATGGCAGATCAAATAATCGTACCTTCTAGATTTTGTCATGAAGTTATTAAAAAACAGTTTGGAATTGAAACTAAAATAATTAATCTAGGCTATGATCGGGAAAATTTTGGGCTAGAAATAGAGGACGCTTTTGAGCCGGTAGAAAACAAGGGAACTTTTAAATTTATTCATTATGACGCTTTCAAATGGCGAAAGGGTTGGGACATAGTTTTAAACGCCTTTGATGAGGAGTTTGGAGAAAAAGAGGACGTTGAATTGATATTTAAAACTACGGTTGAGAAAAAAAAGCGGCTTCCTCTCCATGCTTATTCTAAAGTTAAAGTTATTGATGAGATTTACACCCCTCGCAACCTTTCAAAGCTCCTCAATAAATGCGATTGTTTTGTTTTCCCTTCCAGAGGGGAGGGCTTTGGAATCCCACCGCTTGAAGCCATGGCGTGCGGTCTTCCGGTAATCATCCCAAACGCCCACGGTTTAAGCGAAATATATCACTGGGAACTCATGCCCCAACTCGAAACCAAACCGGTCCGGGCCAAGTACGACAACCCAGACTTTACCGGTCAGGATCTCGGAGTTTTGCATCAAACAACTTTTGAGAGCCTAAGGAAAGCCATGAGAGACATTTATGAAAACGCTAGAAATGAAAAATCGATCTATTATAGCAAGGTGTCTTTTAGGGACCACGCCTTAAAATTCACACTCCAAAAAACAGCTAAAAAATTGGCTAAAGAATTAAAAAAAGGAGAAAAAACCACCCGGGAAAATAAAAACAAGATCGTTTTTATAACCGAGGATACCCAACACATAACCGGCGGGCGTTATTATTCTTGGTGGTTAGCAACAGCCTTAAAGGAGCTTGGTTATGATGTAGAAATTTATACTAATCGGATGCCGATATTTATTGAAGAGTTTAAGGAATATGCCAAGCCCACCATAATCTTAAAAGACAATTTAAAAAAAGTTGACGTAAAGGCGAGGGCTTATTTTGGGTCTCCGATCATCGGGAACTTGACCGCGATTAAACTGGGCGAAAAATATCACCGCCCGGCCTATTGTGAAATATTTGACCCCTTCCCTATGATGGAAAAATTTAAGGGAAAACATAATTATCCATGCTGGGACAAGTTATTAATAGAATTAAGGAAGCCACACGTTAACATTATCAGCTTGGCCGAATATTGCAGCAAATATATTTATTGGTGGTTAAACAAGACAAAAAGACAAGTTTTTGAAGTCGAGCCTTGCATCAATGACCGAGAAGCTAAAAAAGCGTCCAAAAAGTTGGACACAAGTCGACGTAAAAAATGGATAACTTTTATTTCAAGATTAGATCATCATAAAAATATTGATCATGTTTTAGAGGCCATGAGATCGCCAGAACTGAAAGACTATAAGCTTAAAATAATAACAAGTATTGACTCGGTTGGAATCGATAAGATGATCTTGGATAATGGCTTGCTTGGGCGTGTTGAGGTTCACTACAAGGCAACCGATCAAGAAAAATTTGAAATAATTAAGCAGTCAACTTGCTGCATTAATGCCAGCACGTTTGAGGGCTATGGAATTTGGCTCGCTGAGAGCTTGGCTTTAAACATCCCTTGTGTTTGTTATGAATACCCGACCTATAAAGAAATAATAGACTGCCATGAAGTCGAGGAAGCAAAAAAAGAAGGGGTTTATCTTGCTAAATATAATAATAAAAAAGACTTAGCCAGAAAGTTAATTGAATGTGTTAAAACCCCCATTGAGACAAAAAACCAAATAAAAGATTTTGGAATCGACAAAATGAAAGAAAAGCTAAAAGAAATCATGGAGCCGGAGATTAAAATCGGGGTCGTGATCATCGCCCTTAATGAAAGTAAGTTTTTGGATGTAGCTATCCAATCGGTTTTTGATCATAATCATATTGAAAAGATAGCAGTGGTCGAGGGTTGCGATGTGGTTAACAAAGACAACGCCGACCCTTACGGCTTAAGCGTTGATTTTCAATATGAAGAGGTTAACTACTTATTAAGTCCTAAAATAATTTATTCTCAATATGGATGGTCGGCCAATAAAGCGGAGTTAAGAAATCACGCCCTAGAAATCTTAAAAGAGAAATGCAATTATATCTTAGTTTTGGACGGTGACGAGGCTTGGAACAACGAAAATCTTGACAAACTAGTTAATGAGATCAAGAAAAATCCAGACACCGGAGTCTTTTGGTTTAAGACCTGGCATTTTTGGAAAAAGAATAATCAAGTTACAGTTGGCGGCCAATGGGACAAGCCTTTATTTAGATTCTTTAAGTTTGAAGACAAAACATTACATTTTGAACGCCACGAACTTCCTCCGGTCGATAAGGACGGGATTCAAATAAACGTCAGGGACGGCGAAAAATTTTTTAATGATATTGAGTTTTATCACTATGGAGGACTGAAAGGAAATAAAGAGATAAAAGAAAAGCTAGATTATTATAAAAAGAGAGATGATCATTTAAAGGTTGTCGATACCTTTACAAACTGGAAGCCGGGAGACCCGACCCAGTGGACCCATGGCGGGGGAACGGTTGAAGAATTTAATAAAGATCATCCATTATTAAACTACCCTTAAATGAAAACTGCAATTATTATACTTGGCCCAGCGGGGAGCGGTACTAGGCTTTTAGCTAAAATATTGTATAAAAACGGTTTTCATGGAGACATCGGACACGTTCAAAAATTTGATCGTTTTAACTCGGACGACCTAAAGAGAAAAGACAAGGTTTTTATTAGGAGGAGCTTGCCCCATGGAGCGACCGGTTGGAAAGACACTAGAAGTTATGATTTTAAAAAAATCACTTCCTTTTTCGAGAAAAATGGTTTTTCTTCAATAAAATTGCTAATAATAAACAGAACTCGAAAATATACGATAAAAAGTCAACTCTCTCATGGTTCTTTAATTAAAAACGAAAATGAGGGAAAGGAGAGCATAAAAAGAGCGGAGGAAAAGATTTTTAAAATAATTTCTAGGACTGGTTTTAGCTTTAAGCTTTTTAATTATGAACAAATGATTAGAAGGCCTGAGATCACACAAGACCTTATATTAATTTTTGTCGGGGCAAATTCAAGAAATTTTGTTAAAATCTATAATGGAGATAAAAAATATTTAATAATTAAACAAAAATAAATGAAGTCAGTCATCAATGACAACGAAATCGGCTTTGTGGTTACCTTTTCAAAAGAAAAAGACGAAAAGGGCGAGCATATTGCTAATTTTGAAATAAAGGGGAAGGGTAGAGAACTTTATAATCTCTACAAAAAATACTTCTCTAAAATGTTAAAAAAAGACAAAAGGACCGAGGTCGCTTTATGGCTAATTTATAAAGCGATCGAAAACGCGGCCGAAGAAAATAATTTAAAAGAAAAAGATGGAAAAATATAAAGAGTTTCATGGTCAATTTGGCGAGGATAAACTATTAAGAACCAAACCATTTCAGGACTATAATTATAAAGGGGTGTTTGTCGATATTGGAGCGGGTCACCCGGTTAAATTTTCAAATACTTATCATTTTGAAAAAAACGGATGGACCGGGCTTTGCGTCGACGGCGACCAGAGACAAATTAACGAACTTTTTAAATTTAGGAAATGTCAGGTTTTTAAAGCCGTGGTCAGCGGCGAAAACTTAAAAAGGGTTAACTTTCTACAAGCCGGCCAGCCCGATCTTTCCCGAAAAGTAGAAAAAAAAGACGGTCCAATAATTTCTTTTTCGCTAGATTATATATTAAGAAAATTCAAGATCGAAAAAATAGACTTGCTTTCAATCGATGTCGAGGGTGATGAGTTAGAGATTTTAAAAAGCTTTGATATTAAAAAATACCTCCCAGGCGTGATAATTGTTGAATTTTTAAGCCCCGGGAAAAATCAAGAAAAAGAAATTAAAGATTTCTTTAATAGTATTAGTTATGATGTTAAATATGACTTAATGGCCGAGACCAACTCAAACTTAATATTTAAAAAAATATAAAATGGAAAACAAACAAAAAACTGCGGTTATCACCGGTTACGGTGGTCAAGACGCCTATTACTTATCAAAATTATTGATAATGAAGGGTTATAGAGTAATAGCTCTAGCCCGCAAAACCTCACAACCAAAAGAGGAGATAGAAGGGGTTGAAATCGTTGAGGGCGACCTTTTGAACAGAAACGTGATTGTTGCTCTAGTCAAACACTTTAAGCCGGATGAGTTTTATAATCTAGGAGCGCAAAGTCATGTCGGTTATTCATTTAGGGAGCCGATTTATACCGCCGAGGTAACCGGAATGACCGTTTTGCACATCTTAGAAGCGATTAAGCAATATTCATTTTCGACTAGATTTTATCAGGCCAGCACAAGCGAACTTTTTGGAGAAGCTTTAAAAGAAGAGATGGACGAAACGACAAGATTTAACCCGGTCAGTCCTTACGCGATAGCTAAACAGTTTGCTCACTACCTCGTTAAAGCTTATCGGTCAGGTTATGGAATGCACTTATCCAGCGGCATATTATTTAATCATGAAAGCCCGAAACGAGGGCCGGATTTTGTAACTCAAAAAATAGTGAGAAATATGGTTTTATACAGCAAGGGAAAAATAGAGAATTTCTCACTTGGTAACGTTGAATCAAGAAGAGACTGGGGGCATGCTCGTGACTATGTTAGAGCGATGCATTTAATGCTCCAACAAAAAAGACCCGACGATTATGTTATCGCAACCGGGGAAACTCACTCGGTCAAAGAGTTTGTTGATAAAGTAGCCGAATGTTTGGGCTTAAAAACATCATGGATAAAAAACGGTAGCTGGACCCTCTTTGATCAAAACAAAAAAAAGACTATAATAAAAACAGAGGAGGGCGACATCAGACCAAATGACGTTAATTACCTAAAAGGTAACTATGAAAAAGCCCAAAAAATTCTCGGATGGCAACCTCTTATCACTTTTGACGAACTTGTTAAAGATATGGTATTTGAGGAAGCTAAAAAACATTAAAACAAAAAGATGAGCTTAAACACAACCCCAACCGACCCCAACGCCGATAGCTATGGAACCTTAGCCGAGGCTAACAGTTATTTTGAAAACTTAACAGACGTTACCGAATGGGACGCCCTAACCGATAGCCAAAAAGAGGCGTTGCTTAAAAAAGCGGCCCGCCAAATAGATAGCTTAAGGATGCACAAAGGCCCATACTTCCCACGCCCTATTTATGGCAGAGAAAAACAAAACTTAAAATTTCCAACCGAAAAACCAGAAAACTCGACAAGCGGATCGGTCGAGAGCGCCGGCAATGATTACATAATCGACACAAACCGAACAAATAGCGACTACGAACCGAGCGACCTTTGGAATGAAGGGGCGATCATAATCACCACCGGGACCGGTCAAGGCCAGACAAGAAAAATCAGTGACTTTGACGCCACAACCGGCAAGATAACAATTAGCGAAAACTGGACAAATAACCCGGACTCAACTAGTCAGTATATTTTATTATATAAAGTCCCCGACGTTGTTAAATATGCTCAGTTTGAGCAAGCGGTTTTTAACTTGGACCGCGACAAGGTTTCAGAGGCTAAGCAAACCGGAGGAGTTGAGCGTTACAGAATCGGCGACCTAATGGAGGACTTTGGTGAAACCAGAGGATATACAGCCGGAAAGGTCAAGTTAAGTGACGAGGCTAAAGGATACTTAAGGGGCTATTATTCAATAATTGGTAAATTTGCATAATGGGAATTAACGCATATATAAAACAGTTTGCAACAAGATCGCCCTTTACCGGTAATGATCGTTATGGTAAACCCTCTTATGGAACCGACGAAACGATCAAGGTTAGATTTAGAGAAGAACTCAGAAGAGAATTGACCGGTAACGGCGACATCTTTCAAAGCGATGCTGAAATATGGGCCAAGTCGGACCAGACTTTAAATTTAGAGGATAAAATAAGTTATGGAGGCAGTAATTATAAAATCGGTAAAATTGACATACCTAGAGACGGCAGCGGCAAAACTCACCACAAAAAAGCCTTTTTAATTAAAACAACCGAATGAAAAAAAGCTTTAATGGAAAAAATATTAAGTTTAGCATCGATAATACCGAGATTGTTAAGAAGCTCGACGAACTTGCGAGAAAATCCAGTCAAGAAATGGCGATTGAATATTTAGCCCAAGCTAAGGACGAAATATTGAGACTTTCAGGCTTTGAGGTCCCACACGATACCGGACAACTCCAGGCGTCGGGAGGAGCTGAGAGAATAAGAGAGGGCTGGAAAATCTTTTATAATATGGTTTATGCTGCCTATCAACACGAAGGCGTTAGAGCGGACGGAACGAGAAAAATTCAAAACTATCAAAAAGGTAGAAAAGGGAAATACCTTGAGGACCCGGTCAATAAGAATGCTGCTAATATTTTAAATATCATTATTAAAGAGATAGATAATAAGTTATTAAAATAAATGGATCAATTATTATTAGAAATACAAGATTATTTAAACAATCAAGGCGTCGGGACCACCGGGACCGATCTTTTTATCTCAGAACTCCCCGCCACCCCCGACGATGCAATTGGCATATTTGAGGATGCCGGAGAGGTGCCCGATAAATACATAAAAGAAATTAGGCGCCCTCAGGTTCAAATAATGGTCAGAAACGAAAGTTATCCGAGCGGGAAGGCAATAATTGAAAATATTTTTGATTTGTTCCATGATCAAAACGATAGCTTTAATTTTAAGACCGGCGGGCTTGATATTATGCGGATTGACGCCGTGACCGAACCCCAGCAATTACAGCCCACCGACGAGAGCGGTCGTTATATTTTTGTTTGTAATTTTTATATAACAATTAGAAATGATTAAAATAAAAGACAAAAACTATAAAGAAATAAGGTGTTATAAGTGCCGGAGACTTTTGGGATATGAATATGTTTACAGCGGAAGACTTTTGATAAAATGCAAAAAGTGCGGATTTGAAAATTCCATAATATACAAAAGTTTAAAAAATGCTAAAATAGAAAAGTAATATTTAAAAAACAAAAATGGAAACCGCAAAAAACAAAGCTATAAATTATGAACCAAACAACGTAGTCGCGATTAGGGAATTTCTCGAGCAAGCCGTCGGATTTGTCGATTATAGATTGGACTGGTATGAACACACCTCAGTAACGGCCAAGAAATACGAAACCAACCCAGAATAAAGAGCCTAAGGGCTTTTTAGATATTCTTTAACAACTTAATTAAAGTTAGAAAGGAGGTGAGAAAATGGCAGACGTGACAAACGTTAAACTTGGGGTCTGTAATGTAACCTATGGCGGAACCGATCTAGGCCACACCCGAGGGGGTTGCACCGTTACTTTGACGCCGGAATATGTAGATATGACGGTTGATCAATACGGTAACACTCCCTTTAACAAAGCCTTGATTGGTGAAGATTTAAGAGTCATGATTCCCCTGGCCGAGACTCAAGTCGCTAACCTTAAAAACGCTTTCCCTTTGGGGACCTTAGCGGGAGCTAGCGACGGCCGATTTACCCTTGGTAAAGATGCCGGTGATAAGCTTCTTGACGAAGCGAAAGAGTTGGTTTTGCACCCAATTCAAAACGCAACCGGCGACCTTTCCGACGATGTGGTTATTCATAAGGCGGTAGTCGATACCGAAATCGCAATCAATTACTCCAACGAAGAGCAAACAACCGTTGAAGTAGAATTTTGCGCCTTAATTGACACGACCAAATCTACTGGAAATTACTTAGGACATATCGGAGACTCAACCGACTAATTTTAATTAAAGAGGGGCAGCCGAAAGGCAAAGATCCCCAATTAAAATTTAAACAAAAAAAATGACAAAAATTGTTAACACAACAAAAACCTTAAAAATTAACGGCAAAGAGGTTGAAATAAAAAAAATGCCGTTAGAAAAAATTATTGAAGCCATGGAGGAAGTCCAGTCAATTCCAGAAAATTTTATGAAAATCAAACCGGACACCAAAGACGAACAAGGGAGGTTAACTATATCAAATAAGCGAATGCTTGAATCATTGCCGGCTTTAGTCGTTAGCTCGATTAAAGAATTAATTAAGCCACTGGCTAAGGCGTGCAACGGTACAATTACCGAGGAGTTTTTAAAAAAAGAGTGCGGAATGGCCGACATTATGGAGATTGTCTATGTTTTAATTGAAGTTAATGAAGTTGAAAAAACCTTAGAAATGCTAAAAAAAATCCAGGGGGTCGGAGGGATGAAAATGTTAAGAGGGATCGCAAAGAAGTAACCCCCCAAGATTGGCTCATTTCAATTATTCATGATTTATCTTATAATTATGGATGGAGTAAAAGAGAAATACTAGAAACGGTATATTTCGATGAAGCTCTTTTTTATCTTAATAAAATTCAGATCAACCAAATGCTTGACTACAAAAGAAGCATGATGGCCAACTCTTTCCCTCACACAGATAAAAACGGCAGAAATAGAATAATGAGGCAGTTGGATAAAGATATTAAGAGCCTAGAATTTAGGTTTAAAAAATTTGAAAGAAGCAAAGAGGACCTATTACCAGAAAAGAACGCTAAAGAAAAGTTAAGGCATATTTTTAGAAAAAAAAATTAAAACAAAACCATGGCGCTAAATCTCGGAGCAGTTTTCACCGAGCTAAAACTACAACTTACAAACTTTCAACAAGGGATCAATAAAGCTAAAAGCTCAATCCTTAGCTTTACTAATGGCACGACCAGCATGTTTTCAGGCCTTGACCAAGGCTTTAATAAAATAAACAACGGCTTTAATTCATTATCCGGGGTGTTTTTTAATTTAAAAACATTACTTGCGACTCTAGGGATTATGAAACTCGGAAAAGATTTTATAACCGCCGGAATGGGGGCCAGTCGTTTAAGCAAGGTGGTTGATGTTATGGCCAAAAATTTAGGGATCAGTAAAGACACAATTGTCGAATGGCGGAAAGAGTTAGCCGAGGCGAACGTGACCGGATCATCGGCCAACGACATCCTTTCACAGTTAATGCAATCCGGCCTCCATACGAAAGTTGAGTTTAAAAAACTTTCCTTAGTTGCAAAAGACTTTGCAGCCGGGACGCTTGACCCTTTAACCGGTCAAGCCATGTCATCAAAAGAAGGTTTGAGAAACTTAACCAAGGCGATCGTTACCTTAAGGCCCGAACTTTTAGAAAGCATGAAAATCGAAATGAACTTAGTTAAGGTCTATGGGGACGCCGCCGAAGAGCTTGGCAAAAAAGTTGATCAGTTAACCTATGAAGAGAAGCAAATGGCCATGCTTAACGAGGTTTATCGAATCCACGAAAGAAGCGCTAAAGGACTATACGAGGGAACTTATGACACGGCCAACAAAGCTTTATCCTCAATCGGAGACGCTTGGAAAACTTTGACCGAAAACATCGGGATGATATTTGAACCGGCTTTACAGCGGGTTTTTACTAGTTTTAGGGACATGTTAAAGGGGGCGAATAAGTGGTTTTTGGATAATGCTAAAACCGCCGAGGAGTGGGGCGAAAGGGTGGCTAAAAAAGGCGAAGATTTGGCCGAGGTGATCAATGATGCGATCGGTAAAATAATTCAAAATATTAAAGATTGGATCGAAGAACAAGGTGGCTTTGAAGCGGCTGCAAGAAAGGTTTGGAAAGTGATTGAAAAAGTCGGGAAGGCAATCGCTGACGCTTCTAAATGGATATATGATAACAAAGAATTGATTTTAAAATTGGTTATAGCTTGGAAAGCTTGGCAAGCGGTAATGGCCGTCGGTACTATGATAAGCGGATTAAATGACGTTGCTAAGGCTTTAGGGTTGGTCCATAAAAACGCAAGCCTCTTAATCCCTCCGACCCCTTGGGGGATCGTTGTGGCGGCGGGGGCGGCGGCTCTTTATATGGTAAATAAAGAGGTTAAAAAATACAACGACGAGCTTGAAAACTTAAGAGAGAGCGAGAAAGGAGTTGTTGACGTTTTAGAGGAAAAGGGTCGAAAAATGGAGGACGAGAGAAACGCAAGCCAGGAGAAAATAATGGCGATGGAGAACGAGATGGAAAGCCTTGAAAAGCTTGGCGTTGAAGAAGGCAATAGACTTGAAAGGTGGCAAGAATTAAATGGAAAATTGCAAGAAGAATATCAAAGAAGAGACGAACTCGATGGAATGATCGAGCAAAACACCCAAAAATTAAGAGGATGGGACGAGCAAATTCAACAAACAAGCGAAACTTTGGCAGAAAATCAAGAATGGTTTGGCATGAAGCCAATACTTACGGCGGCTATGGATGGGATTGTTGATTGGTTGACTCAAATGAATATGACGGTCGCGACCAAACTTTTTGAAATGTTTAACGCTGAGCCTCCTTTTACCGAAGAGCAATTACATAAATTCTTTGGAATGCCGATAGGGGAACGGCTAGAAGTAATGAAGGAAATATTTAGGCTTGCTTGGGAGCAATTCAAACTAATAATATCCAACAAATGGGAAGAGATTAAAACCAAAACCGAAGAAAAGACAAATGAAATTAGAGACAATATTAGAAACAAACTAACCGAAATTTATAATAATACGGTTAGCCAATTGGTCGAATATATTAAAAGATGGGTTGAGTGGCTATTGGACATGAGACAAAACACCTTAGACAAATTTAACGAAATTAAAGAAAATATTGCCAAAATTCTTAGTGAGGCCTTAAAAAATGCGGTTGAATGGGCCAAGAATATGCTCGAAGAGTTTAAACAACTTCCGGAAAATATTAAGAGCGCGGTTGATAGCGGAATGAACGGGGTATTTAGCGCTTTCAGTGACTGGCTTGGAAAAATGTGGAATAAGGCGAAAGAGATGGCCAAAAAAATCGGTCAAGCGATCTCTAAGGCTTTTGATAAAGATAAAAAACACTCTCCCTCTGTTATGGATAGAGTTGAGGACCTAGTTAATTCTGTTAACAACACCTTGCCAAAAATAACCGTTCCGACTTTTAGTAAATTTATATCTGAGGAAATGGCTAAAATTGGAGAAAATTGGGCTAATTTTGTTAATGGAGATATAGGAATTAAGCCAATGCCTAGCACCGGGGATATTAGTAACGCTTGGGGTGATTTTTCGAGAGACGGCGGTCAAAGAACCCCGATTAATCAGGTTGTAAATATTGATGCCAATGTCGATAGCGGGATTGATCTTGATACTTTAAGCAGTCGGATCGCCTTTAATTTAAAAAATTATTAATAAACCATGATTCAAAAAATAGAAATCGGATCAATAGAAATAAACTCGGACGCTTCAACGCCCTATCTCTTACATAGTCATAACGGCTTTGCGATGGCTGATATTCGACTTGAAATTAAAAATCGCGGGAATGTAAACGGGGCAAGAATTAGCGGGGTTTATTATGGCAAAAGAAAGTTTACGATCGAGGGAATGATTAACGCCGATAGTAATACTGATCTTGAGACTAAAAGGCAAGCCCTGGCTAATGCTTTAAGGATCGATAACGAAACCTTTACAATGACTGTAACGACCCGGGGAGGGGTGGCGGTAACTAGCGAGGTTACACTTGAGAGTATAGACCTAGCCCACGAAAAAGGTCAGTTGTCTTATGGCAACTTTCAAATCGAGTTAGTTTCCGAAGAGTCCTTTTTGCAAGGCGGGACCGAAAACAGCGCCACGGTTCCAGTTTTTGAAGCCGGTGGCTTTGCGGTCCCCATGGAAATCCCCTTAGACATATCGGCGGGAGGGACCGGCGAGACGGTCGTTAATAATGCCGGGACCGGAAACTCAAGCCCGGTGGTTAAAATAGTTGGACCAATAACCAATCCCTCAATAACAAATGTCACGACCGGCGAAAGTCTACAAGTTACTTATACCTTAACCAGTGGGTCGGATTATATTGAGATCGACATGGACAATAAAACGGTTTATTTAAATGGAACAACAAATTTATTTAGCAGTAAAAGCGGAAGTTTTTGGGATTTAGCAAGCGGCAATAACACTCTTAAACTAACCGCTTCAAGCTATGGAGACGGCGCGCAAGCAACCGTCACTTGGTTTGATTCTTATTTAGGACTTTAATTATGAATTATAAAATATTTATTCAAACTCTAGGGGGGGGTAGAAAATGGGAAATCCCTTACCAAAACGCAAGCTTCCAGGAAGTGTTAAACGAGGATCGCTTTGCTAACATTTCTTTTGACTGGGAAGAGTTGAAAGTTATAGCTGATGCTGACAATATCGAGCCTTACTTTATACACTCCGGGGGATATAGAGAGGTCTATATTTACGACGAAGACGACAACTTGCTTTATGGCGGTTTTTTAAACAATCCGATCGATAGCTTTGATGAGAACGGTGGCGCGACTTTATCAATTCAGTCAAAAGGGTTTTTTAGTCTTCTATCAAAAAGACATACCGACAAAGAGGAAATATTTGAGTCGAATGATAGCGCTGATATTGCTTGGGACTTAATTGACTCAACCCAAACTAAAACAAATGGAGACTTGGGGATAATAAGAGGTACCCACCCCACAACAAAAACCAGAGACCGAACATTTTACAGAGAGGACATTAAAAGCGCGATCGAGGGCATGAGTTTAAGCAAAGTGAAAGAAGGTTTTGAGTTTGAGATCGATAATAATAAGATTTTTAACATTTTTTACCCGGAAAAAGGAACCCAGAGGACCGGGTTTGAGCTAAGGATCGGCCAAAATGTAAACAGTGGCCGGATTAGCTCTAATGGACCGCTCGGCATGTGTAATACTGTTTATGCTCAAGGCAAGGGTCAGGGTCTTTATTCTTTGGAGGAGGAGGTCAACGCCGAGACGATATTTGAGGAGACTTATGGGTTACTAGAGGACGTTTTACCGGAAAAAGATGTATCAGTTTCTACAACCTTAATCAATAAAGGCGAGCGTTACTTGGATTTTTATAAAAAAATAAGGCGGTCAATAATGGTTAATGTTTTTTATGAAAACCCCAGTTGGTTAAGCTATAATGTAGGCGATCAGCTTAAATTTGTTTATCCGGCCAGAAATATTGACCAATATTATCGAGTATATAGCCGGAAATTAAATTTAAGAACCGATGAGGTTCAATTAACATTAAAAGAGATATAATGCAAAAAATTGACGACAATGAAACCCTAGAGGAAATAATTGCAGATTTAAAAATGAGAATTGCCAGACTTGAGCGAGGGGCCGGTCGTTTTGAGTTTCCGAGCCGATCAAGCGACCCGACTGATGCGGAAAACGGTGAAGCGTGGTATAATTCAACTAGCGAAACTTTTAAAGGTAAAGAGAACGGCTCAATTGTGACCTTTACCACATCCTAAAAGATAAATTAAAACAAAATGTCAACAATCCAAACATTAAGAGAAGGGGCAACCGATCATCCAGAGGAGATAGCAAATTTTATACCTAATAGTTGCGTAGTCCCGCCCGGCGGAGTATTTTCAAGAAATGGCGGAGGGCTTCAGGTCGTCGCCCAGTCTCCCGCGACAATGTTTGTCGAAATATCGGAAGGGAATGGGGTGGCAGCCTTGTCAACCGAGGAAATGAAGTTCCCGATCAGGGTTTGGGACGGTAATTATGCCGTTCAAGTAACGTCAAATAGTAGCGGAAACCCGAGAAAAGACGTGGTTGTTATTTATATTGACACAACCGCGACCGCCAATTCTACCGCGACTAATGTCGCCAAGGCGGCGGTTGTAGCTGGAAGCCCCGGAGCCAGCCCAATCGCCCCCGGAGATGCGGCAATCCAAACCGCGATCGGCGGAAACTATCCTTATATAATACTTGCAGAGGTCGACGTTGCTGACGGGGCAACCTCGATCACCAATAGCGAAATTACAGACGTTAGAGGAAAGGTTTTAACCGGGCTTGACAGATTAGCCGACGGCTCGGCCGAAAGTAAATATTTAATAACTTACTCAATATCATCCGACAATTTAATCATAGAAATTAAAGACGAGAACGAGAAAAGTTTTTCCTCTTCAAACGTTGGTTATTTTAGAGTTGGAGGATCAAATTTAATCGTCAACGAGCCACTAACCTTGACTTTGGAAGACTCCGACACATACAACCCCTTTCTTTCGTCTGCCGCTCCGGATGGTGATGATTTTGAGCTTTTTATTTACCTTGTAAATAATAATAGCTCCATAGAATTAGCCGCCAGCCTTAGTCCGGTAGAGAGTTATATATCTACCCCTTACGTCGATGATTCAGGGAAGACAAACGGAAGCTTAGACATGGCTAGAATTATAATGAGCGGGACATTTAACTCAAACAATTCAATTAAAAATATAGGGAGTTTAAAGGTTAATTTTTCAAACGCTTATGACTGGTCTGCTCCTAGCTCCGATAAAATAGTTAATGAGCCGGTTTTTTCTAGTGGGATATATCATTATGATTTAATTGTAAAATCTGTAACACTTGGAACAAACGAGCCGGGAACAGTAACAACCGAAGACGGTTATTTTAAGGTCGAGGGTGGGACGGTTCATTTTTCAATAGACATCTCAGGCAACGCGGGGAGTCCACTTGGGCAAGTATTGCCGGCTTTTTTTATCCCTATCCCAATGGATACCGACATGACTTTAAGAATGCCGGCCCAGGTTTACGACAATGGAACCGCCACACCTGAGACCAATTCGGGAATGATAGAAAATGACTCAGCCACTGGGGCCGAAAAAACAAAGCTTCAAGTCTCGCCAACATGGGCGTCAAATACTGGATTCACCAAAAGTGCCGCTTTTGCGATTAAAGCTAGTGGTTCATATCCATTTAAATCACGTAATTAAAAAATATGGCTTCACAAATACAAACAATTAGAGAAGGCGCAACCGCCCACCCCGAAGAATTGGTTGATTTTATGACAAATCGCCTAATTTATTCAACCGGCGGCCTTTTTGGGATTGAGGATGATGATTGGACCGTTAGCGAAATAAGCACCCCGGGGATGGCTGTTGAGGTGGCGGAAGGTTTTGCAATAATGAAAAATGCCGCAACCGACGAAATGGCTTATCCAATAAGATTGACCGGTGGGAGCTATCAAGTAACTATTGAAAACAACTCAAGCGGACTAGATAGGATCGATTCAATAGTTTTATATGTAGACCTAGGAGCAAGCCCAGACGCGGCAGCGACTAACGTCGCCAAACTGGTCGCAGTTAAAGGGACCGCTGGCGCCAGCCCCACGGCTCCATCATCGGCGCAAATAGAGTCCGAGGTCGGGGCTGATAATCCTTATATCGTTTTAGCTGATGTAGAGGTTGATAATGGAGTCACAGAGATTTTCAACGCGGACATTACCGACCAAAGAGCGGGGAACGATTATTATAATAAAGTTTCCACTTTTGGAAAATCTCTACAAGATGGAGAGGGTTTAAACTACTCTCTAGACGTTTCAGTTTCTTCAAATAATATAACCGTTTCATTAAAAGACCAGGCCGGCAACACACCAAGCAAAAACTCAAAATGTGTTTTTAATGTAGATGGTGATTTGTTGGTCGTTAACAGCTCTTTAAGCGTTACACTAGACAGCGCCGACGGTGATTTATTTAACGTTCAACCAAACTTATCCGGAGGCCAAACAATTCAACCTTTTGTTTTTATTATAAATAATAATGGAACTCTTCAAATAGGCATCTCTTTGGCTCCTAATTTAAGAACGGTAGAGACAAATTATAAAGATAGTAGTGGTTTGACTGGCTCTAAAATATACAATCTAGTAATGATGAGCGGGACAAGAAACGCGACTAATAGTTGTCGAGTTATTGGGAGATTTTCATGCCAGCAAACAAGCGGAGGAAATTGGTCAAATGCTGATGATGTTATATCAAGACCAATTTTTCAAACAGATATGATCGGTTTTTATGGTTTTTATGATACTACAACAATTGATGACGGTAGCGGAGGACAGCCAACAGCTGATTTTAATAAATATATTATCGATTATAATAGATTGTTTTTTCAGGTTCAGGTCTCCGGAGATAAAGTTAGTACAAACAATGCTATTATTATGACTTATGCACCCTTTCCAATGGGTGATCTTTATTCAAATGGTAAGCTTGGCTCTTTTCAAACTCTTGGAGCTGCAAGGGACGCATCAAGGGCGATTGTTGGAACGTGTTTTGCGAACAGTGCTAGCGTTAATGATTATATAAGGGTTCAATACCAAACTAGTGTTACAGATAATGATCCAATGGTTACAGCGTTTGAAGGGTTTCATTTTATATAAAACTTAAATAAAAAAAATGATAACATTGCCTAAAATCTACAACCAGAATGATAAGGCTTGGAAGCGAAAAAAGCTAGGAAGATGTAAAAACTTAACAATCGGATCGGACGGTTGTTTGATCTCATGCCTTGCCATGGTTAGCGAGTATTATGGACATGAAATAAATCCCGAGGAAATGAATGAAAAATTAATTAAAAAGGGTGGCTATGCTAACGGTTGTTTATATATTTGGGGAACCCTCCCAAAAATATATAAAGATATTAGCGAGCGAAGAATTAGGACCAATTATAGATTAAGAGATAACAATATAAACGATATAAAAACCGCGCTAAGCAACGGTTACCCGGTTATGCTTTGGATCGATTACAACCCGAAAACAGCGGTAAATAATATGCATTTTGTTTTAGCGATCGGATTCAACCCCGACAACGAAAACGACATCACGATCGCCGACCCGATCGACGGGACATTGAAAAGCTTAAAGGACTATCTAGGATGGTTTATTAAAGACGCGAGGCGAACAATCGAGGCTTATATAATCTATAAAGGAAAACCCTTAGAGGACTTTTATAATGTAAATATCGATAGTTTACAAGAAGCCCAAAAAGAAATAAAATATTTAAAGGAGGGCTTTAAGCGAATAAGAGATGTTGTTAATGAGTATATCCAATAAGCTAAGATTAATGCTTGCAAAATTTTTTGTTTCAATCCCCTGCGGCATATTTTTTTTTAAAGAAGAGTGGTGGAAAATTGCCTATGCTCTCATTTTAATTGTCGCAGTAGATACAATTTTGGGGGTTTGGGTCTCTGTTAGGGCCAAAACTTTCTCATCTTGGCGCCTTAGCCGTGCCGGCTCTAAGGTTGCCAAGTATTTTTTGGCCCTAGTAACGGCCTATTTTTTAAGCGTCGCTGAAAATCGGTTTGAGTGGGTTGTCGGGTCCTTAGGCGTGTTTTTTGTCTTAACCGAAGCGATCAGCAATTTTGAAAAATTATCTTTGTTAGGCTTAACTCTCCCGACCTCTATTTTAGCTAAAATCAATGATCAATTTAAAGACTTATACAATGCCCAAAAAAAGCACAAAAAAGAAAAACAAAAGAAAGTAACCAAGGAAATATTAAAAAAACCTTGATTTTTAAGAAAGTTATAGTAAAATAAAATCGTCCCTTTTGGTTCCCCCTTTTGGGACTAACATGTTTATGTTTTCATATTATTGCAAGAACGCCCCCAAACTGGGGGCTTTTTGTTACCCTTGACTTTTTTATTAAACTTGGGTAAACTTAGGACATATAATAATTAAAACAAAAGAATGAAAAAACCATTATTATCTATCTTGATCTTGGCCGGACTGGTTTGGCTAGGGGCCGCCTCCTTGGTTCAGGGGCTTGACAAGGCCGGTCAAAGTCAAAATAAAATGCTTTGCCAGAGCGCTCAAAAAAGCGGAAACGCTAAATATTTAATCGAGTGCGCTTGCTATTATCAAAGCGGAGATATAACTTGTTTAAATGATTAAAATGGAAAAAGTAAAAAAAGAGTCTTTAAAAAGAATCGAGAGAGACATAAACGAACACGTTAAGTTTATGCTTGAAAACGGCCCTAAAATGAGCAAAGAGGACTTTCAAAGGGGTAACGAATTGTTTTATAATCTTTTAAAATTAAAACATAAAATTCTTTATAATTAAAAATAAAAAATGAAAGTGCTAAAAATTGAGATGGCCGAAAAGCTGGCCAAAACAATAAGCTTAAAAAAGAGGATTAAGCTAAAGGTTAACGAGCTTGAGGCCTTAGCCCGAGGCTTCAATCGAGAAAAAATAAAAAGGGCCAAAAAGTTAAGAGATGGATATTTGGGGAGAAATAAAGGGGGAATAAAATATTATTTACTAACTAAATAAATTAAAATATGAAGAATGAAGAAAAAAAGAGTGAGGTGACGAGCTTAAAGGATAGTCAAATAAACTATCTTAAAAGCTTGGTCCCCGCCTCAGCTCCAAACAAAAAAGCTTATTTAGAGCTTTTCCAAAATAAAATAATGGGGACCGACGCGGCTGGGAGACCTAGGCCGTTCGAGGATTTGCTTTGGTTTATGGGGGTCTGCAATAAACTAAACCTTGACCCGTTTAAACGAGAGATTTATATCGTTTATCGGTTCGATAGAAAGCAAGGGAAAGAAGTCCCAACCGTCCAAACCGGGATCGACGGTTTCAGGAAAATTACAACCGGTCATCAATACTTTGGCGGGATTGATGACGCTTTTTTTGAAGAAGAAAAAGGGCTTAATCACCCCATTAAGGCGACGGTTACAATTTATCGACTAAACCCAATTAACGGTGAAAGAATGCCAATAACAGCAACCGCGCGTTGGGGAGAGTACGCTCAAAAATACACAGATAGAAAAACCGGCGATGTTAAATATATGGGAATGTGGGCGAGCATGCCATATAATCAGCTCGCTAAGTGCGCCGAAGCGTTAGCACATCGTAAAGGGTTTTCAGAATTGCTTAGCGGGGTGTATACTGATGACGAAATGCAGCAAGCCGACCAGCCGAAAGAAAGCCCGTTAAAAGACTTGCCAAAACCGGAAAAAGAGGTTAAAAAAATCAAACCAAAAGATGCTAAAAAAATAATTAAAAATTTAATAAAAAAATCATGAAAAAAGAAGAAAAAAAACTATTAAAAGAATTGGTCGAGCTTTTCTCAGACAATCCAAAAATTCTAAAGCTTCTACTAATGGGCTATGAAGCGACCTTAAAGCTGGACGAAGATGACGAGATAAGTTTCTATTTTCTAAATCATTACCATTTTAACGATGATGACGATAATGATAAGTGCGGTCGTGGGGAGGGGTTGACGTTAGCCGATTTGTTTAAAAATTAAAATAAAAATCATGAGAAAAATGAGCGAGGCCCACAAGCTAAAAATTAGCCGGGCGAAGCTAAGAAAAAAAGTCAAAAAACTTGAAAAAAGGATCAAAGAACAAGATCAAACAATTGCCGAAATGTTAAAAACAGGGCAAAAATTAAGGTTTGATAATTCTAACTTGATCTGTAAAAATAAAAAAATAAAAAAAAGACTAAAAAGAATCCGGGGAAATTTTTGGATCAGATTATTAATTAATTTATTTAAATTAGAAAAATGAAAATCACAATCGACACAAACGACCTAAAGAAACTAAAAGAGTCGTTTAAAAAAAAAGAGGGTAACTTTTTTTTAACCCTAGAGGCTGAAAAAAACCTAAAAAAAATCCTTGACATGAAAGATCAAATCGAGGAGGTCTATGAATACGCCAGAGAAAAACTAAAAGAAGAGGCGGTTAAAATCGAGGGCTTTAAAAGTCTTAAATCAGATAAAATAACCGTTTCATATCGTTTTTTTGGCGGAAAATATAAAATTGATCAAAGTAGAATAAAAAAGATTCCTCAAAACTTATACAAAACGATAATTAAATACAACCCAAAAACAAAAGAAATTAGTGAGTTTGTAGAAAAAAACGGGGCCTTGCCTTTTGGAGTAGAAGAGGTTAAAAGAAATAAACAACTTAACTTTAAAAAGAATGAAAAAAAATCATAAGTTTCGAGCGAGCTTTACCGTTTTGAATCTTTGGGACTCGGGCAACTGGGAGGAAGCGGTAAAGGCATATTTTAAACTGCCCGATCGGTTCGTAAATAAAGCTATGGCCGACGGTAAGGCCTTTCATGAGGCGTTTGAGGCCCATATAAATAAAACCAAAACCCTTCCGGCTATGTTTGGATCGGCGGGCCTTAGAAACCCAAAAACAGAGCTAAAGTTAGAGGTGGATATTTATGAAGACATGGAATTGGTTGGAGTGATTGATTGCATGACCGACAAAGAAATATTTGAATTTAAAACCGGCAAAACCGAGTCAAATAATTCTATCTATGAAAGACAAGTTAAGGTATATGGAGCGCTGGCTTGGGCGAAGGGTTGCCGCGTCGAAAGGGCCAATATCTTACACTATGACCAATATAATAAAAATACCGATATAAGCTCGGTTTGGTTGACCGAGGAAGCGATAGAGGAAGCTCTTAACTGGGTCATAACCGTCGGCGGAGACATCCATAATTATTTTTTAAAAAATAAGCTTTATGAAAAATTCAGTCCTAAAAAGGTTTAAAATAGAAAAGAATTACCTTAGCCTTAAGCAAGATGATTTTGAGATAGCGATTGAAAGGGTGTATTGGGGGGTTTTGATTGGTCTTTATGATAAAAACAAAAATCTAATGAGGCCCAAGGTAAAAATAAAAAAAGAAAATCTAGCCTTAGCACATTTTGAGGGTAGAATTATGAAGGTGATTAATTCATGGCTTAAATATTTAGAGGAGGGGGGTGGTTTACATGGACAACCTTAAAGACTTAAAACCTTCCGAGATTTTTGAGACGCTAAACAATTCTTTAACAATTGAGGAGATTAAGAGATTTGTTGATATTTTAAAGGCGGTAGAAGCGTATAAAGACGCTAAAAATCAAGGTGATAATTCTTTTGCAGAGTCTTTAAAAAATATGGTTTATTCAATGAAATAAGGGATTTGATCTTGGGGCTATATACTGATAAAATATAGCCCCTTTTTTAAATATATAAAAATTAAAAATGCAAAAATGCAAAAAAAAGAATTTGTCGGGCTATGGATACCGGCACACGTGGTTAACGATACCAGGCTAAGCAATCTTGACATGTTATTATATGCCGAGATTGCTTGTTATGAAGTTTGTTATAAAAAAAATTCTCAATATGCCCACAGATTTAAAAGGCACGTTAGAACAATACAAAAATCTTTATCAAAATTAAGAAAATTGGGGTACATTGAAGACATGGCACACAAAGGGCGAAGATTGTCAAGACGGGCCTTGAGAGATAGACCAAAAAGTGACCTTAAAAAGGAGGTTTCTGAAAAGGGTGGCAAAAACGCCACCCTTTCTAACACGCCCCCATTTAAAAAAACCAGGGGTGGCAAAAACGCCACCCCAGGGGTGGCAAAAACGCCACCCCCTTATCTATTAGAGAATAATATAGAAAATAAAAAGAAAAAAAAGAAAAAGAAAAAAAAGAAAAATCCCTCACGGGGTGGCAAGCAAAGCTTGCAAAACAAAGAAGACAATATTGGAAAAAAAATAAATGAAGTAATAAATTTGTTTAATGAAGTAAACCCAAATTATAAAGATTTATTTGAAAACAACACCCAAAGAAGCGCCATGCAAAAACTTATTGAGAGGTTTGGGTTTAAGCTCATGAAAAGAACGGTTGCAAGTTTACCCGAGTTAATATATAATAAATATTGCCCAACGATAACGACACCCTTGCAACTTAAAAACAAGTTAGCGGAATTGATTGCTTTTCAAAAAAAGCAAACCGCTCCAGATAATAAGCATAAAGTCGGAGTAGCATGAAATATATAAAATTCCATATATCAAACGACGTAAACATAACCCTTCCAGCCGAAAAAGCTAAAAGAGTCATGGAAAGCCCGGAGAAAATTGTGATGATAAACGACGATCAAGGTAACTGGACCGGGTTAAGTATAAATAAATCTTTTATTATGCTAACCGAGGAAGATTTAGAATATACTAGAGCCAAAGAAAGGGAGGAGAGACAATTTAAAAAATTAAATCATAAAAATGCCAAAAATTTACTGGAGAAAAATGAAAATTAAAAAAAAGGAGTGGGATGATTGGTATAGCCGGCTAAGCTATACGAACCTCGGGGAGAGTTACCCCGGAGTTATCGAGATTGGATTTTTAACCGCTGATAACGACGATGATCGCTTTGAGCTTTGCACTGAAAGCGACCTAATGAGAATCCAAAGACATCGAGAGGCAAATAATTGGTTTCCCCAACCAATGTTTAAAACCTCCTGATCTTAAAAAAAACACCCCAAATTTCTATTTTTGTATAAAAAATGTATGATATATCATTTTAAAAAATAAAAAAGAAATTTGAGGCAAATAAAGACTAATTTGACAATTAATCAAAAAAGTTGTGGAAAAAATAACAGAGACAACGATGAGAAATGAGTTGTCTCGATATAAAGAAAAAAAAGAGGCTTACAATGAGATTGAAAAAGTTTTAAAAAGAAAATTAAATCAACAATGAAGCGAAAGAAAAAACACATAAGATCATTTTTAAAAAACAAGGTGCGATTAATGCACTATAGCGACGCGGGTTTTGTTTTAGAATTTCGTTATATCAAACCGGCATTTTATATAACCCTTGAATCTATTGGAAAAATTATTAGAGAAAGCGATAATGAAATTAAATTTTTAAACATCAAAAAAAGTGAAAACATCAAGAATCATAAAAATTAAAGATTTTTCAAAACTGGTCGGCGTTTCAATTAAGACTATTAAGAAATACCAAAAAAAAGGGTATATTGAAGACAAAAGGCTTAAAAATAATTACCGATTCTTTACCGAGGATGACGTTAAGAATTTTATTAAGCTTTTAAAAAAATAACTATTAAGATAAAATAAATATGAACAATGAAATATATACTAAGAATTTGTATTTAGCGGCGTACCTTCACGCCAACGGGGTCGAAGTAACCCCCAGAGAGGAACCGCCGAGCGAGCAGTTTGCTGGAAAAAGACAATTTAGATTTTGTTACAGACCCACAAAAACAGCCGAAAAATACCAAGCCGAATTTTACAACCCCTTAAGCTTGGGCTATAAAATGGTCCATGCGATCAGATACTTAAAAGATGTCGTCCATAATTCTTAATTTATCAATATGCCAAAAAAGAAAACAAAAAAAAGAACTAAGACTAAAAAGGTATTAGTTAAAAAAGATAAAAAACCACAAAGCAAACCACCAATCGAGGGTTTTGAGTTTTTGGAGGGTGAGGTTGTTTTAAAAAAAAGGTTTCACCCACTAATTAAAAATTTTAAAATTTTTAACTACAGAGACCTTAAAATCGAAGGGGTTGAATATATTGAAATAATGCATTATCCGGGGATATATTTTAAAAAAGACATGTTTATTTTCAAAAATGTATTTGCAAAAGTGGAGAAGTAATAAATTTGGG